CGGAGAACCTAGTGAAAGAGATCCAGCGTACTGTTATCGAGGTGTTCGGTGATAAGAAAATCACCGTCGCGGAGCGGACGCAGGCATTCTTCCCGAGTACATCGGCCAACTATATCAGGTCCCGTAAGGAACTTGGTGCAGTCGGCGAGATACTCGAGGATGCCGGCCTTTTAGCAGATCTGAGGAAGCCTGGTGGCTTAATCAAGGTAGTGGAGAAACAAAAAGATAGTGAGGTTATTAAGAGAGTGCTAGATATATGTAACGAAGATGAGGCTTACCCCGGCGAGGCCAAGCACAGGCCAACAATGCCGGAGGAGGACGAGCGTGACGAAGTCAACTGCTCGGAAGTACCGTCTGTCGAGGTGAAGGACTTTCAACAAGCCTTCAGCACCCTGTGGTTCCGACTCATAAGAAGGGCTATGGACGAGGAGCAGCTGGCAGCGCCAGTCGCACTCTCCGAAGCTCTCAAGGTCAGGATTATTACCAAGGGGCCACCAATGACTCAGACGGCACTAAGGACCATTTGGCGAGTCATCCACTCCCGCTTAAGGAGCCACCCTGTCTTTCGATTAATAGGTGAGACAGTGTCAGAAAAGATCATCCTCGATGGGTTAGGTAGCGTCCTCAGAGAGAACGAAACCTATCTATCGGGTGATTACTCCGACGCAACGAACCAGATATTCAGCTATGCCTCAGAGGCAGTAGCCGACCAGCTCGCAAAGTGTCTTCACCTCGGTGAGATCGAACGCGACCTTTTCAGGAAATCGTTGACCGGACACCTATTTGAGATGCCTAATGGCACTCTTAAAAGACAGGCTCGAGGGCAGCTCATGGGAAGTGTGACAAGCTTTCCCGTTCTTTGTCTGATAAACGCTGCCGTGTGTAGATGGGCCATGGAGATTCATGAGGGCCGAAAGATCTCGTTAAGAGACTGTCAGCTCCTTGTCAACGGTGACGACTGCGTAATGCGGTCGCGCATCGGGATCAAGAGAATCTGGGCACAGGTATGCGCGGTGGCAGGGCTAAAGGAGTCTCTGGGTAAGACCTATGAGTCGAGGGAATTCCTCGAGATTAACTCACAGATCTTCCTCCGCGAGGAGGAGACCCACCCCCTAGCCTACTGGACAAAGGACGTTGAAGGAAAGGATAAGCTCATCTTCAGGCAGTGTCCGTTCCGCCAAGTGGAGTTCGTCAATACCGGTCTGCTGACAGGCGCCAAGAGATCCGCGGCCAAGGTTGGCCTCGGAGACATCGACGACCCGTACGAGAATATCGGTATGAGAGCACAATGGCTGG